GCCATCGTCGATCCGCCGTATGGAATGGGCGAAATAGCCGATTCGGAAAAGTCGGCTGGCGTAAAAAACGGCAATAAACACGTCAGCAAAGGATGGAACGACGCACCGCCTCCTCCTGAATACTTCGCGGAACTCTGCCGCGTGAGCCGCAATCAAATCGTGTGGGGCGGAAACTACTTTCCGCTTCCTGTTTCGCGTGGTTGGATATTCTGGGACAAGCATGCGCCAATCGTAAACTACGCCGACGGAGAGCTGGCATGGACGAGCTTCGATAAAAACCTGCGCAAGTTCTCAATGCACTGGCTTGGAGGAATCCGCGCCCAAATGGAAAAAGGATACGTGAACATCCACCCGACTCAAAAGCCGGTGAAGCTCTACTCGTGGCTGCTGGCTAACTACGCCAAGCAAGGCCAGCGCATCCTCGACACCCACCTCGGGAGCGGCTCGCACGCAATCGCGTGCCACTACTTCGGCGCACACCTCACCGCCTGCGAAATCGACGCGGACTATTACACCGCCGCATGCGCCCGCATCGCCCGCGAGACTGCGCAGATGACCCTCGCTCATCAGTAACAGACTGAGCCAGTTTGACGTTTCGAGCAGTGGTATGCTCGACAACCCATTTCTCGGACTGGACACCGCGACGCTGACGGCGCTTAAGACCAAGACGATTGACGCGATCCAGGCCGTGCTGCTCAACCAAAGCTACAGCCTCAACGGCAAGAGCGTGAGCCGGGCGGATCTCAACGCGCTGAACAACATGCTCGGCAACTTGCAAGACGCATTGACCGACGCGGCCGGAACGTCAACGGATACGACCTTCATCAGCTTCAACGGCAACTAAACACCATGAGCAACGACTTCTTCGACGCGTCAAAATTAGTCGCGCAAAAACCTTGGCTTGATCGCGCGCTCGAAAACATTGCACCGACCTGGGCGCTCAAGCGTCTCGAGGCTCGCGTGCAGAAGTCTTTGTTCGAGTATAACGCGGCGCGCACCAATCGACTGTATTCGCCGAAGCAGTACGCTCAGCCGGCCGAGAGCTCGCAGAATCAGCGCGACCGCGTGGTCATGATGTACGAGGCGCGCGACCTGGTGGAAAACTTTCCAGAGGCGCGGGAGATCTCGCGCAAGTTCGGCCTCTACCTGACGCCGCACGAATACTCACCGACGACCGGCGACCGCGATTACAACCGGGTGATCGACGAGTATTTTCATCAATGGTGCAAAAATTGCGACGTGACGAACCGGCACAGCTTCAAGAAACTGGTGCAACTCGCAGCCGAGGAACGGCCGATCGACGGTGACTGTGGCTTCGTGATTCGCCGCAGCGGCGAAGGGCTCAAGCTTCAACTCGTGCCGGCCACGCGCATCGGTAACCCGAACGACACCGCGGTCGCGTCGAACAATTATTACCAGGGCATTATCACGAACGACTTCGGCCAGCCGGTCGCATATCGGATCTTCCGCGTGGACCGCAACGGCGTTTACTTTGGCGCCGAGGACATCCCCGCGAATCAGTTTTGCCATTACTTCGACCCGTTTCGCGTCGATCAATACCGCGGCATCACCGATCTGCACAGCGCGATCCAGACCGCGCGGATGCTCCACGAGATCCTCCAGGCCGAAAAGGCCGGCGTGCGCTTCTCGTCGCAACAGGCGGCGCTGATCTTCAACGACCGCGGCACCGCGAACCCGCGCAATCTTTTCCAGCCGAATCCTACGATGACTCTGCCGAACGGGCAGCAGCAGAAAAACGAGCTTACCGAGGTCGGCATGATTCGGTACTTCCAGAACTCCGACCGCGTCGAGGTCATGCCGTCGCGTCCATCGCAGGCGTTCACGGGCTTTGTGCAGCATCTCATGCACGAGATTGCGCTCGGCGTCGGCGTGCCAGAAGGCGTGCTGTTCGGCACCCAAGACTACAAGGGACCAAGCGTGCGGGCAGAATTCGCCGCGGCCGATCGTGTCTTCACGAAGCAGCAAGGCGTGCTGACCGACAAGGTCTTGGATCCGATCAAGGACGCCGTGATCCTCGATGCTATCGCCCGCGGCGAGATCGCGCCACCAACTTTGATTGCCGGCGAGACGATGGTGCAGGCTTTGCGCCGGGCGACTAAGGGCGAGTGGCGCTTCCCGGCCAAGCTCTCGATTGACGTTGGCCGCGAGAGCGCCGCGAACATGAACGAGAACCGGCAGGGCGCGAAGTCGCTGCAAGAGATCGCAGCCGAGGAAGGCACCGACGCGTTCTCCAGGCTCGAGCAGATCGCAATCGAGGCCGGCTTTGTGAAGGAACTCGCGGTCAAATACGGTGTACCGGAGACGGCGATCCGCCTCACCACGACCTCTCTGCCAAGCACGCCCGCGGCCGCGGCCGCAGCCGGCGACGCAGTCGGGGCGAGCGCAGCCGAGGCACAGGCCGCCAGCGTTGCAGCGGCGCCGGCCGCAATCGAGCCAGTCCAGCAGATCGAAAACGATGCGAACCTGGTCACGATCAACTTCGCGACCGACTCTTACATTCCGACGAACGCGATGGCGGAAAACGCTCGGCGCGCGCTCGAGATCCGCGAGAAAAAGCCGATGTCGCAGCGCGGCATGACGAGCGTCGGCATTGCCAGGGCACGGGATATCATGAACAAGCGGCCGATGTCCGAGGACACCGTGCGCCGCATGAAAGCATTTTTCGATCGGCATGAAGCCGACAAGCAGGGCGAGACCTGGGACGAACAAGGTAAGGGCTACCAGGCGTGGAACGGGTGGGGGGGAGACGCCGGCTACTCCTGGTCAACGGCCATCGTCGAGAGGCTGAATAAGCAGGCCGACACGAAGGAACTCAAAGCAGCATCGGCCGAAGTGCGGCAGACCTTTGCAGCGTTGCAACCACCGGAGCCCGAAGAGTGGCTCGACGCCGTGCAGAATTTCCGCGCGAAACAGAACGGCCGTGTCGATGAGATCAAGCAAAGCATCGTTGGAGAAAAATCTATCATCGAGTTAAGCAAGACGGTTAAAGCTAAAAAGAAATAACATGATCCACACTCAGACTCAAATCGACAACCTCATCGAGCTGGCAATCATTCAGCGCGTCGAGCTCAAGAAGCTCGTCGAGTCGCTGCCCGAGTTGCGCACGCACCTCTCGGTCGAGATCGAGCGCAACCTCAACGAGATCGAGCCACTACTGCGCGAAGAGCTGCAATCCTATTTACTGACCAACTCCCAGGCCGAGCACGCAAAGCTGGGCAATGCGCTCAAGCAAAAGATCGCCGAGCTGGCGGTCCAACTCGAAGACACGACTGCTGCAAAGTATTCCGTGTTGATGGCTGAGCGCGCCGAGAATGAAACGCTGTTGGCTAAGGCTGAAGCGCGTATCGCCGAGGCTGCATCTGCGCTGCCGAACGCGGTCAAAGAAATCGTCACCGAGGAACTCTCGCGCTTTCCTCGCGCGGGCGAAATCGACCAACTGCGCAAAGAATTCGCTGAGCCCAAGGGCTTGAATCCCCGGGGCAAGTGGGCGCCAGGTGAGACCTATCAGCGCTTGGACCTGGTGACATGGAACGGCGATTCCTTTGTTTCGAATATCGACGGCAACCGTGAGCGGCCGAGCCGGAGCGCGGCAGACTGGACTCTAAATGCGGCACGCGGCAACAGTGGCGGCGGCGGCGGTGTCACATCGATCACCGACCTCTTGCCGATTCCAAGCAGCGGTCAGATCCTAGGCAGCGAAGGTCCGAACTACGTGCCGAAGACCCTGGTGGCCGGCAGTAACATCACCATCACCGAGACGCCGACGACGATCACGATCACGGGCGACGAGGGACAGATCGAGTTACAGGACGGAACCGAAGCGGCGCCGTCGCTATTTTTTGTCAACGACACGAACACCGGACTCTATCGCCCGACGGCGGACACGGTCGGGATCGTCGGCGGCGGTAACGACATTGTGCGGTTGACCGGCGTGGCGAGCGCGACCGATTACCTCGAGATCAAGAATGGCATCGGTGTTGGCAGTCCGCTTCATGTACTCGCCGAGGGCGCGAGCGCGAACATCGGCGTGCATTTGCAGCCGAAGGGCAGCGGGCTTTTCACGATCAGCGACGGCACCGATTTCAACAAGGGCATCCGCTTCCGCAGCTCATCGAGCGCAGCCAGCGCAGTCACTTTGATCGACGCCGTCTCGACGGCCGGCCGCGTGGTTACTTTGCCAGACGCAACCGACACGCTGGTTGGACGATCGACCGCCGACACGCTGAGCAACAAGACCATGATCGCGCCGGCGCTTGGCACGCCGACCGCTTTGATCGGCACGAATATCACCGGCACCGCGGCAGGACTGACCGCGGGCAACGTGACTACGAACGCAAATCTGACCGGCGATGTGACGAGCGTGGGCAACGCAACAAGCATCGCCTCGGGCGTGATTGTAAACGCAGACGTAAACGCGAGCGCGGCCATCGCTTACTCAAAGCTCAACCTGGCGACGAGCATCGTCGATGCAGACATCAGTGCAGCGGCCGCAATCGTGGACACGAAGCTCGCGACGATCTCGACCGCTTCGAAGGTCTCGAACAGCGCAACCACTGCGACCTCGGCGAACACCGCCAGCGCAATCGTTGCACGCGACGCCAGCGGCAACTTTACCGCCGGCACGATCACGGCGAACCTGACCGGGAATGTCAGCGGATCCTCCGGTAGCACGACCGGCAACGCGGCCACGGCTACGGCGTTGCAGACGGCTCGCGCGATCAACGGCGTGAACTTCGACGGCACCGCGGCAATCACGGTTGCGGCTGCAGCCGGCACGCTTACTGGCACGACCCTGGCATCGAACGTAACCGCATCGAGTCTGACCAGCGTCGGGACTCTCGGCTCACTCACCGTCACCAATCCGATCACAGGCAGCGTCACGGGATCCAGCGGAAGCACGACCGGGAACGCAGCGACGGCGACGGCTCTCGCGACCGGGCGCACCATTGCGATCACGGGCGACATTGTTTACACCTCGCCAAGCTTCGACGGCACCGGGAACGTCACCGCGGCCGGTACGCTCGCGACCGTGGCGACGCCTGGATCTACTGGAGGGAGCACCGCGATCCCGATCATCACGATCAACGCGAAAGGCCTGACGACCTCGATCACGACCGCGGCGGTCATTGCGCCGGCTGGTACGCTATCTGGCAACACCCTGGCGGCCGGGGTCACGGCTTCATCGCTGACCTCGCTCGGTACGATCGCGAATCTGACCGCGACGGCCGGCACGATCTCGACCACGCCGACCGCCTCCACCGACATCGCTAACAAGCTTTACGTGGATACGGTCGCGCAAGGTCTCGACGCGAAAGCCTCGTGCGTCGCGGCCACCACGGCGGACATCACGCTGACCGGAGCGCAGACCATCGATGGCGTGAGCGTCGTCGCGGGCAATCGCGTCCTGGTCAAAAACCAATCGCTCTCGCAAAACAACGGGCTTTATCTTTGCGCATCGGGATCGTGGACTCGGACGACCGACGCGAACACCTGGGATGCGCTGACCTCGGCTTTCACGTTTATCGAGCAGGGCACGCTCAACGGAGACTGCGGCTTTGTCTGTACGGCTGACGCCGGCGGGACCCTGGGCACGACCGCGTTGCCCTGGTCTCAATTCTCGGGCGCCGGTACGTTCACCGCCGGCACCGGGCTGACGCTGACCGGATCCGTGTTCTCGCTCACCTCGCCGGTCGCAGTCGCAAACGGCGGAACCGGCTTGACGAGCCTGGGATCTGGCGTCGCGACCTTCCTCGGGACGCCATCGTCGGCGAACCTCCTGGCGGCGGTCAGCGACGAGACCGGATCCGGCTCGCTCGTGTTCGCCACGAGTCCGACGCTGGTCACGCCGGCGCTGGGCGCGGCCACTGCCACGTCGATTTCAGCAAGCGGAACAGTGACGGGTAGCAACCTCAGCGGCACGAACACGGGCGACCAGACCATCACCCTTACGGGCGGCGTCACAGGTAGTGGTACAGGCTCATTTGCGGCTACGGTGGTCACCAATGCCAACCTCACTGGCGCGGTTACATCAGTTGGCAACGCCACCTCTCTCGGTTCGTTTTCGTCGGCCAATCTTGCGGCTGCGCTTACGGATGAAACAGGTAGTGGCGCGGCGGTGTTTGCCACGTCGCCAACCCTCGTCACGCCAATCCTCGGCACGCCCTCCAGTGGCACGCTATCGAGCTGCACGGGTCTGCCCATCAGCACAGGCGTCTCTGGTCTCGGAACGGGCATCGCAACGGCTTTGGCCATTAACACTGGCAGCGCGGGTGCTCCGGTGCTGTTCAACGGCGCATTGGGCACGCCATCTAGCGGTACGGTGACGAACCTTACAGGCACGGCCTCGATTAACATCAACGGCACGGTGGGCGCGACGACGGCCAGCACAGGCGCGTTTACGACGTTGAGCGCGAGTGGAGCTATTACTGGAAGTCTAGGTGCTACTGTTCGCGGTTATTCGGTTCCAGCAAGCGGTTCAGGTATGGAACTATTTTGGGATGGAACGGAAAGCATTATCCAATCGTATAATCGCACAAGTCCATCTTATCAGCCATTATGGTTAGAAGGTGGTACACTTGTTCGCGTTGGCTTAGGTGGCGCTCAAGTAGCTGGATTCTCCTCCACCGGACTCGCGGTGACAGGCGCGTTGTCGAGCACCACAGGAGCCAACTTTGCGACGAGCAGTGGGTCGGTGGGCATTGGGACTGCGAGTCCGGCTACAAAACTAACAGTAGCAAAATCATTTAACATTTCCAGCGATGGCGTATATGCGCCGTCGTCTGCTGCTGGAACAGGACTTAACTTTGGTTTTGATGGCGCTGGAACAGAGGAATCGTGGATTCAAGCGTTGCGAAATAACACCAGCGAAGTTCGTAACTTAATGCTTAATCCGTTAGGAGGTAATCTGCTGGTGGGCGTAACAGCAAACACAGGCGTAGATACTGGAGTGCAGCGTTTAGTAGTCACAGGTATCGCCTCTGGAAATGGTGGTGCTTTAGGGCTTATCAGCGACAGTCTTGGTCGTAATATCATTATTACAGACAGTTCAAAAACTAATGTAGGAGCTATAAACATAAGCTCTACGCAAATGACTGTGGGAACAAATAGTGCTACACCTTTGTTGTTTTATACTAGTTCATCTGAGCGTATGCGCATCGACACCAGCGGTAATCTGCTGGTGGGAATGAGTAGTGCGCCATCCGGTATTGCTTCAGACCCAGTTGGTGTTTGTATATTTGGAGCATCTGCCACTGGAGCAACCGTATTTACCCGAGATTCCGCAAATAGTGTTCTTTATGTAAATAACAAGACAAGTAGCGGAGCTTTAATTACTTTCTACAATGGTGGAAACTCGGTTGGGAGTATTACATCCAATGGAACCATTACGATTTATAATACTACATCTGATTATCGCTTAAAAGACATTACTGGCCCGCTTACAGACAGCGGAGCGTTTATCGACGCTCTTAAACCTAAAGTGGGTACTTGGAAATCCAACGGCAGCAAATTTGCGGGATTCTTAGCTCACGAATTTGCTGAGGTTTGCCCATCTGCTGTGACTGGTGAAAAAGACGCCGTGGATAGCGACGGCAATCCGAAATACCAAGGTATGCAAGCCAGCTCCGCTGAAGTCATCGCAAATCTAGTTGCGGAACTTCAGTCGCTTCGCCAACGTGTCGCCGCACTCGAATCCAACTAAAACACATGAA